GCTCAGGGTAGTCGCGCCATCCCAAGTGACCAAGCAGAATATCAGGTCGCCAGCGGTGCCGGTGGTTGGTGCGCTAGTGGACTTGGCTAATGCCGGGACGCTGGCATCCCAATAAACGTAGTAGTCATCCGCAGCATCCGAACCGGAGAATGTGATACTCTCCGCGCCGAGGTAGCGCCTGCCGCTTGCATACCCCCTGCCGGAAGCAATGTCAATATCGGCGCTGTCAATACTGGCAGCGAGGCCGCTGATGATACCCGCCTGCGCCCATTCGTCAAGCCGCTCCTCAAACTCAAGCTGGAGGCCGTCGCCAGCGTTGTTGAATATGCTGGGCACTACGGTATCGGTACTGGCGATGCTGTACTTGTCGTCGTAATTGTCTTTTGCCATTCGTTACTCCTCCGCAAAGTCTATGTCGCGGTTGAAGAAACTGCGCCCGTCGAAGAACCCTGTGTCTGGCTGCGATTCAGTTGCGAATACGTTCATGTCCTCAAAGGCGTTGATACCGTCAAACAAAATCCAGCCGTAGGGAGCGAATGTAGTGAGGCCGTCGAATGTGACCGAGGCATTGAAGGTAGCGTTACCCGTCGAGCCATACCCTGGCCGCGCCGCCGCAAGCCTGCCCATAGCCTCCGCCGCACCCACAGTCAGGGCGCGGGGCTGTGCGAACCGGCCTATGACATCCTTGGCTCGTGGCACTAGTGCTGCTCCCTATGCCGAACTTGTAGTAAGGGGGAAGTAGAGTTCTGCCGTGAATGTCTGCCGCGCCGAGAAGCGGTCGGGCATATCCCCCTCCTCTTCGACTATCCGGTAAATCGCATCAGTCGTTATGTTCATCTTGCTAACCTGCACCTGCACGAACTTGTTGGGGCCGAGGCTCGTATCAGGTGTCATGCTCCACTTGATACGGCTCGGCATTTCGCCCAGTTCATTCCAACGCCGCCATCCCGCCTCAAGTCCCGTTGCCATATCCGTCTCTCGTATAACCTCCCACAGGTCGCAGCCGATGAAGTTGCTGCTGCTTGAGGTCAGGTGCGAAGGTTGGTCAGCCCACAATACCGACTGCTCCCTGCCGCCAGTCGCAACAATCAGCAGCAGGTAGTTACGGAACTCTTCGCGAGAGGAAGTGTGTTCCACCATCCACGCGAAGTCGGCGGCGGTAGCGGTATCATCGTCAAGTAGCCAGTCCCGCGTGCCGCTGTAGCTTGGCCGCACTCGCAGGAAATACTGGCTAGTCTCCGCATCCCAACCCCACTCGCGGCCCATACTACCCACTACTTGGTCGAGCGCATCGGGCACGGTAGCAGTCGGGTCATAGGCATGGGCGTGTTCGTCCTGCGGCAGGCCTATCGGTATCACCGGATCGTCAACTGTATCCACCATCGCCAGGATGTCCGTCAGGCGTGCGGCTGGTTCGCCCGCATTGTAGAGTGTGGCATGTACCCAAGTAGCAAGTTGGTCGCCGCCCGCCGCTGTAACCCACGCCATATACTTCTTGCTCAACCGCGCGTCAATCGGGTCTTGTACTGGCAGAGTGATATATGCCGCCGTACCTACCTCACGTTCGCCCTCCCGCAACCTTCCGAGGTCACCGACATGCCCTTGGAATTTCTGCGCCTTAGCGTCACCGTGCTTGCCGATACTGACGGTGACTAGCTCCTGCCCTTGCCAGGTGCGACTGCCAGCAGTGTCGCGGACGGAGATTGTTGCGCTCTGCCCGCGCCCGCTAGCGTTGAGGGAATAGCTGAGAGACTGGACATCTTGGTCGCCCGTGAGCGAGACCGGGCTGCTGTTGGCCGCCTGCCGATGGGCATTGATTGCCATAGTCGCGACGTAGCAGACGGGGCAGGAATTCTTCGCGGCGGTATGACCGTAAGTGAAGGTGGTCTTGGCGGCTATCTCAATACTGCCCACTAATCCGCAGGCTTCCGTGCAAGTGTTGTACCCAGTAATACAAGCCTGTATAGCATCGGGGTCATCGCCAGCGTCTGTAACGCAGGTCTCATAAGCTGCGAGGCAGGCATTGAGGCAATCACGGTCGAGTTCCCCTACGCTTCCGGTCTCGGCGGTAGTGCGAACATACCAGTAATCATTCGGCTCCCAACTATGATTGTGCCAACTACGGTCTTCGGCGGCCACGTTGTACAATTGGTCATTGAGCAGCAACCACGGGCGGCCAGTGACGGAGGACGAGCTTGGGTATTCTATCTCTGCGGCATACACTTTGCACGGAACGCCGACAACTGAGATGACTAGCCGGCCCGCTGGAATTGGCCAGGGGGTACTAGGCCGAATCACCCACGCATTGTCAACGCCGAGCCGCCTGATAACCCACGCGCCGTCCAATAGCTCAAACCAGAATTCGTCAACCAACTCCTCGTTGGCCGTCTTGTACTGCGAGCTTCCTGCACCTTGCCAGGTTGATAGTACCTCGGAGTAGCCCGTCGTGCGATTGGTGGCGAGCATAAACGGGTACTTGTATGTCTGGTCAGCTATCGGGACGAACCACTCGTACATGTGACCTTCAGTCAGATAGGACACTAAGATATACGACGAGGAGGCGGTGTCGTCGTCTCGCTTTGGCGGCGCTGCCCTCGCTGTAACGATACCGAAATTCGGTTGCACTAACCAGTTCGTACTAATGATACCGACTGCGAGCGGGTCGGCGTTATACATATCCGCAAATTGCGGGCGTTTGTCCAGGATAGCTACGCGCGTGCGCCGCCAGTTGCCATAATCTCTCCACCAGCCGCGCCCCTCGCCCTCGCTTCCTGTTGCCCACGTCATGTCCCCCTGCGGCAACCAACCGGCAGGCTTGACACCACGGATAGCCTCGATGTATTCCGTGCCGTCGTGGCGGGCCTCCGCTTCCTCGTTACCCCCATAAACACCGGGGCGCTTGTGGACTTTGTGATACCAGTCCTTATGTAGGCCGAAGAGGTCAATAGCGCCTTCAGCGTCCGGGTTGTCTATGACTATTTCGGCTTCGTAAAAGGGCAAAGCAATCTCCTCAGTCAATCACGTCTGCAACTGCCCACGTCTCTCCGCCGTCGTCGCTGACCATTGGCCTGACCTTGTTGTCTAACGCCACCACTACTAGCACACGCCCATCGGGTATGGGTACAACGCCAGGCTGCTGCGCGTCGGCGGCAGCAATCTCTTTGACTGTACCCCCTCCGCCGAATTCACATAGCGTCTTTCCCCCATCATCGCTGCGCTGATACCACATCTTAGCCTCGCTATAGCCCGCGATATGTATGACTCCGCTACGGTCGGCTTTCGCATTCACTAAGGTCAACCCGTCGCCCAGCAATGCAACCGCCTCCCATGTCTCGCCCTGATTGATACTGATAAATGCGGCGGTCTTAGCCCTGCCCCGGTCATGTCCTGTGACTACAATCCTGTCATCGGGCAAGCGCGTCACACTAGGATTATCCCACGGGCCGGTTGTAGCGCCATCCATGACGAGCCGCTTATGTACGCTACCCGCCTCGGGTTCTATCGCTCCGTAACGCCAGCCCTCCAACCCGTCGTCAACCTGCGCGTAATAGATGCTTCCGGCATCCATCCATGCCAGGTGGGTGATACCGTCTATGCGCCCGATGTCAATGTCCGGCTGGCCGAAGAGCGAAAGAAACTGACAGGCCCAGGGGGTCTGCGCGAGTCTTGTAATCGGCGTCGGCGCGTCAATGAAGGCGGGGGTATCCCCCACCACCCGGAAGCTGTTCGGGTCTTCGCTGAGGCTGCTCGTGATATTGGTCACGTCGGCGATGAAGTCGCAGGCGGCAGGCGTGGTCACACCCTCGGCGTCGGCGGCAACAACCTTCGCGCTTGTAGTCATCTGCTTAGGCAAGTCAAGGCCTGCTGGCAGTGGTATCAAGAAATCGCGGGCGTACCCATCGGCCATTGTGCAGGTGATTGTGTAGGTAGCATCGGCAACGATGGTTGCCGGTATTACCTTGGGTTGGACATAGACGGTATTGACTAACTCATTGGTGGCGGCAATGGCAGCGTTATCAGCCCCGTCGGTGAAGGCGTTGCCACTCCACGTTGCCAGTGTCGGGTGTTGAACAACCCAACGCCCGCCAGAAATATAAGCGTCGGTTTCGAGGTAGTCAACGGGCCGCAGCCACTTGTCGAGTAGCCGGTCGCTAAGGTTGTTGGGGCGATAGCGAAGGGCGCGAACATCATAGTCGTCACTCGCTACGGAACTGCCCACACTTGGGAGTCTTACCCAACTTCGTGCATCCCTCCAGCACAACGTCTGCATACAGTAGCCGTACAGGTAACCGGAAGCAGACGGCCAACGCCAGACAGGACCGTGGCAATAAGGGCAGGTGTTGCCCGTGATACAGCCTACGTGTACATTGTCATCCCCGCCGTCACCCGACAGCACCCGCACCTCGTGCCGCCGCCAGTCACCCCATTCCAATCCATAGCGGTCAGCCTCCGTGAGGTTCCCGGAATGTATGCGCGTGAAGTGCCCGTCAACGATATTGCCGGATAACTTGCCGCCGACGAGTTTTGGCGATATTCGGGAGGAGCCGATTTGTTGATCGTACAGTGGTGTGGCTGGGTCTTGGTACAGACCGTTGGGATCACCAGTGCGGCTGGACGTATTTGGCGCGACATTGAGGACACTTTCGTCATGCGCTTCTAGGTCCCAGATATAATCGCCATCTGCGCTCCACTGCCACGTATAGTCACCCGTAGGTAACCCTGTTCCAGGATCGATTTCTTCTATCTGTTCCGGCGCAGGCCTCACACGGACAGGTTCCGACCTTACTCCGCGTGGGATACTCTCGAAGCCGACACTAGGCTGCCGCCCGTTTCTTTCTACCAATAAGTACGGTGGGCGCATCGTTTGCCAGTAGAGGTCGCGGTGGGCAGTGTCATCCCTGAACCAGACGTAGCCGCCCGCCTCCTCGGGGTCTATGAGTATGCAACGACCTCTAGCAGTGACTTCGTAACATATGCGGTCTGGAGGGTCGGCATCGCGCCGTACATAGAATCCAGTATCATTTAGTACAACAACGCAAGGCCAAGTGCCCCCAGATGCCGTCATGTCCGCCTCTGTCCAAGCAATCTGCGAACCGCTACCGATATACCCCACGGGTGCTTCGCTATAGAGGTCTGCACTAACTGGATCGCCCGCCTCATCATAGGCGTATAGCCAATATGTATCTGCTGGCGGCGCAGCTAGTGCAGGCAGCGCCACCTCTGTCGTTGCACCCGCAATGACCGTACAGGTTGTACGAGCTGCGATTTGCGTCCAGTGTAAGTCGCCCTCGATGCGTTCCACGCAGATGTATTTACCAGGTACAAGTCCCGTGATTGTACCGTTGCCCGCGCCATCGAGTTTGACTCTAGTGGTAGGGGCAGGAGTACCAGCAACGTCCTCATGCCACGCATGTGCGACAACACCAGGCGGGTCCCCGCTGGGTGTCCCCGTGAAGGCGATGGTGCCGCCCTCAACATTCAGGGTGACATCCTCGCCCTCAAGCACCCGCACCCGCTCGCCGCGATGGTAGCACCACACGGTAGCTGCGTATTCATCCGGCTTATCCGCATGGTCATCGCGCAGGTCATTCTCTCGTTGGAAAAGTGCGCCGTGTCCGTTCGGAAAGTATATGTCGTGCAGCCCGGTGCCATTAGCGCGATTCTGCATAACTCTGCCGGCGGCATTGGTCATCCACTCGCCCGTCGTGCCGCTACCCGTGTCCACGAATATGTCTGCGCCGTATTGGTGCTCCACTATCCCGTCGGCCACAGTCTGGCGCTCTACGGTGAATGTGACATACTCGTATGCCTGCACTACGCCATCGTGTTCAATGGTGATGTTCGGGCATTTCCAACCCATCACCAACGTCTCGCTGATGGGCTTAGTGCTCCCCGGCGAAGGCGCAATTCGCAGGCCGAGTGCAGGATGATAGACGCCGACTGCGTACTTGTCGGGTTCGTCAATGCCCTGCAGGACGAAGGCGCAGAAGTTGGCATCAGAGACAAACTGGAGGGCCTTATCCGGCCCGCGCTTCACTACCAGCGTTATGCCAGTCTCGGCGAAACCTACTCTACCCCAGGCGTCGGTAGTGTGGGTCGCTTCGATGAGTCGGAACTGCTTGCCGGCTAGCGTCACCGTGTCAAGGTTCGCGCAGGCACTCAGGCCTGAGGCCGCGCCCGGGGAGACAGTGAGTGCCCATGCCTCTATGCCGCCATAGCCGCTTGCGTTGTATTTGGTGGCGTTATAGGACACGCTATCCCTCGGCTGCTTTGCGGACGAAGCCGCTATAGTCTGGTGCTAGCTCCCATGCGCCGCCGTCGGCAGTTAGTCCATGCTCATCCGACAGATAGCCAGCGAAATTGTCTACGTCTCGTTGCGCCGCGCTCAATGCCTGAATCAGCGCGGTCAACCGTCGCACCTGCGCATCCGTGAACTGTTTGTTGCCACTCTTCTTAGTCATGCCATTTGCCCCTTAGCTGTCAGTGACTGTCTTCTCTACGCCGCCCCTGTATAGATGGACACCATCCGCCTCCATCCATATCATACCGTTGGCGAGGCTCGCGGGTGCGCCTGCCAAGTAAGGAACTGTCACCACACCGTCGCCGCGAATCTCCATGCCCGTCGCCTGCGAAGCGTACAGCTTGAAAAAGTCTTCGACTGGCATTGTCGGCGGGTCGCCTACGCGGGTGCGGACAACCTTGATGTAGTAAGCGTTGGTGAGGTCGGTTGCATCCGGCACCGAGCTATCCGACTTTGCCCAGCCGGTTAGCTCTGTGGTATTCCAGTCTGCCAGGCCAGACATTGTACCATTCTGCGTACTATCATCGGGGAAGAATTCCACCCACACGCCATTCGCCTGCGAGTAGTACCATTCTAGGGCAAGGCTCTTACTGGAGCCGGTTGCCAGGATTATCTCGATGACCTCGAATGTAGCGTCATCACCGATGAGAATGTATTCGTTTGCCGCGTCCCAAATCTGGAGGTCATTGCCTGCTTCGAGGAAGGCGTTGCCATCGCCGGCAGCACCGTTGACCCTATCGGTCGTATTCTCATATCCATAGTCAGGGTCTGCTGCAGCGGCACCTGATACGTGCAGCGCTATGTCGAAACCGGTGCCGACATGCAGGGCCTGCTTTTCCAGATTGGACTGCACCTCAGTTGTCTCAAGAAATATGAGCGCGAGATTGCCAGCGGTGGCGCCCGACTCATCAACACTTATCTGCAATACCTGATTATGGTCGGCGGCCTGCAAAGCCCCCGTCTCGTAGAATATCTGGATAGCGTCGACGTTACCGTGGCCAGCCGCATCTACGTGGAGATGAAATGCGTCTGAATGGTCGGCAGCGATTAGCGCATCCAGTTCAAGCATGGCATGTTCTGTGAAGCCGCCGCCGCTATTGGCTACATGAAACGCGCCAGTTGTGCCAACGTGAACCTCCGTGGAGAATCCGTCACCGACAATGAATTGTGGCGCGGGGTAAATGCTGTAGTCAACATTCGTCAGGTCGGCATCCCAACTGTGCGTATGGAGCGTCACATTGTCCGCGTCTATGTATTCTTCTATCTCAGCCATAGCACCGCATTTGGCACCACTCGTTATTACTATCCAATTACCGTTGGTCGCATCGGTAGAGGTAAACGGACTGTTTGTGGTATCCGTGAAAAGCTGCTCAGCCGACCCGCCGGTATAGTCATAGTTGCCCTTGTTATCCGTGATTGTATGCTCTGCCGTGAAGCCGCCGTAGTCCCAACCTGCAAAGCTGTCGCCCCATTCATTCGCAGAGGCCTTGACCCCCGCGTCGGTTTGTAGCGTGCCCTCTGCGGTTATCCAAGTCATGTTCGCATCGGAATTGTCCGTCCAGACCTGCAGGTTGGCAGTCTGCGAGGCGGCTGCCTTCACCGTCAAGCCCACGTTGCCCGCGCTGTCAATGACAATCTTTATCGGGTCAGCCGCCGAGAGTGCGCCACCATCACCCGCTACATGCGCATGGGTATTGATGGCGGCTTCCCACTCATCAGACTGCGCCTTGGTAAGCAACAACGCAACCGCGTCGCCCGTATCATGTGTGACCGCGCTCGTGCTTTCTTGCGCCCGTGTCACCGTCAGCGTAGTGCCCGCCGCGCTAGTGACTTTGACAATCTCCGCGTTGCTATCATCGCCGGGGTCTGTGTAGGTGGAATCGTCCCAAATGGTGAGGTGATAATCGAAGGTAGCTGGAAGTGTGGCGACGCTAGTAACAACGATAGTACCGTCGCCCGAGGCTACATCTGTCGCGATGGTGGTGCTTGCGTTATTGGCCTTTTTGAGGAAAGTTGCCATAGGTGTTTACCCGACTACGAGATTCTGCTACCGAATGATAATGCTCGGCACTACACTGCTGCCCAGCGCCATTGCCCCATCCGCTTGTCAAATTCCATCCCGACAGCGTGCGCGAGCTTGTCGGGGTCAGGGACATCGCCCTCAATGTTGATGTTGATGTTCATGTTGGGGGGAGGGATTGGAGCGATTCTTGTATCGCGTGCGTCACCGCCAGGCATACCGCGTGCGTCACCTGCATCAGTGCCGATGGGTCTCACGGGCATCGGGGGACGCATATCGCCCGCCGCTGGGGGCGCTATTGCTGGCGGTGCAAACGCTGTCTCTGCTGCCATTCTCTCCGCCGCCGCCTTCATCTCCGCTGCCTTCTTGTCCGCCGCCCTCATCGCCGCCAACTTCGCCCACCTCTGCGCCGCCGCCGCCTCCCGCGCCTCCCTCGCTGATAGCACCTCTGCCGCAGATGGTCCAATGCCTGTCTGCGCGGGAGCCTGACCGCCAGGTGTTATCGGTACCGTTATTCCACCACCAAGAGCCGCTTCAGCCGCAGCACGAGCATCTTTCGCGCCCTTGCTTATGGCATCTCCAAACTTGCTCCCCCAACTCTCGCCAGCATCCTTCCCTGCATCACCCGCCATCGCCGGAATATCAACGCCGAGTACATCAGCTACTGCCTGACGCATCTTGTTCGTAGCCTTGATGGTTTCTGGGTCTTCCCAAGCCTTCTTCCATTTCTCGGGCAGTTTATCCATCGCATCGCCGGCAGCATTTACCGCGCCCTCTATGCCCGTCCCCATGCCTTCATAGGTAGCCGTTTGGAGGGCTTCACCCGTACGCCTAAGGCCCTCCATCGCGGCGACTGTACCCACGCTCGCCGCAACCAACTGGGCTGCAATTCCCTGTGCTCCTGGAACCAAGAAGGCAAGCCCCACCATCAACGCCGTCATAACCGCTAGGGGCTTGAGCATCGAGGACAGGAATAGCCCAGCGAACTTGACTACCATCAAGCCTAGCGCGCGGAAGACCTCAAAGCTCGTTCTTCCTAACGCATCCCACACACTGGAAGCAGCAGTGTCCCCTACAGCCATCTCAATAGTCTTGAACACGCGAACGATAAACCCAACCGCTTCTACGTGCGCCATCGCGATAGCCTCCCAAACCTTCGCGATGCTGCCGCCGGACTCGGCGTACTCACCTACCAAATAGCGGATACCTGCAACGATGCCGCCGACTCCCGCCGCGACGCCAATCACAGCCCGCTTGAGGCCATCGGTTATAGCAGTGACGAATTCCTGCAAGCGGCCCGACTCTGAAGTCGCGTCAAAGAAGTTGCTGATAGCGTCGGTGGCGTTGGTGAAGGCGCCAGCCAAAGCCTCGCCGACCATCAGCTTTAGTTCGCCAAACCTTGCCTTGAGTCTATCCCAGGCGCGCCCGACAGTACCAGCCATCTTTGCGTATGCCTCGGCAGCCGCGCCCGCCTTGTCGTTCATCAACTCAAGTGTCTCAGCGAACTTCTTGCCCCCCGCGCCAGTCAACGCCAGCCCAGCCCGCGCCGCCATGCTGCTACCAAGCAACTTGCCCATCTTTTCAACACTGCCGCCAGTGGCTCGGTCAAGGTCCGCCATAACGCCAATGAGACCCTTGGTGCGCAAGGCGGTTTCGCTCAACTCGACACCGAGGCTCTTTGCGTACTTTTGTATTTCCTCAGTCGGCTGCGTTATCGAAATCAGGGCTTGGTTGAGGCCGCGTGCCGCCATCTGCGTACTCATGCCCTGTGTCGTCATCGCTGCAAGCGCGGCGTTGACTTCGTCAATACTCAAGCCTGCTGTGGCTGCCGTACCCGCAATATACGCATACGCGCCAGCTAATTCACCAAATGTGGTCTTACCCGCCTTGACTGCCGTGAACATTGAGTCAGCGAGTTCGGTAACATCCGACGCGCTCTTGCCCCAGGCATTCATCAGTGTAGTCAGGCCGTCAACAGCGGTCGCGGTATCAGTGACGCCGCCAACTGCGCTCCTGGCCGCGACACCAAGGAAGGCTACAGCATCGCCAGCAGCAACACCGGCGGAGATGGTCTGGTAGAGGCCCTTAGTCAAGTCCACGGCGGCCTCACCAGTTTGCAGCGCCAAGTCCCGGACACCTCGGCCCAGGTTGGCCATGCTCACCCAAGCCGTATCAACCAGTGTGCTGACCTCGCCCAAGGCCTTGGCGAACCCCATGTACGCAGCTATCGCCTGCTGGGTAGCCGCGACCACTAGGGCCGTCGTAACCATTGCCAACTGCCGGAGGCGGTTGATTAGCTGGCGGACGAAGTTGATTACGCTCCTGAGTATTCGCGTGCCGAAATTCCACAAGACCCTGCCGGCCCGCATAACAGCCGACGTAAGGGGCCTCAAGGCTTGCCCGGCGGCACTGTAGGCAGTTCCCAACCCCTTCGTCCAAGCCGCCTGCCTTGCGACAGCGGCCTGCATTATCGCCTTTTCCTTCGCGGCGGCGGCCTGTACTATAGCCCTTCGCTTCGCAGCGACGGCGGCTGCTGAGGCTGCTGCTGCCTTTTCCGCCTGCATGACTTTATGCAAGCCTGCAACGACGCTGGTTATAGCCTTTGAGGTGTCGTCCTTGGCGCTGATTACGACACCGAGCTTGAAGTCGTTAGCCATAATTCTTCCTACTACCTCGCAGCGTTGGCTTGTCGGTTCTTCGCCCTGGCCTCTTCGTCCATTATAATCAGCCAGTGTTGAATGATATACGCAGGTTCCTCAGCTAGCGTCTCCCGCGTGTATCCACTAAGCCGTTCCAGCAGCGCAAACTCAACCATTTCGTCAGGCGGGCTTTGCACCGGCCAACCCGCAGCCCAGTTCGCGGCGGCATTGCGGAACGGCGTTACGAGTTTCCCGATTCGTCATCATCCTCGGAACCGATGACTGCCCGGAAGAGCCGCTTGACGAAGTCCGGGTCATCGAATTCGGCAAGCTCTTTTTCTGTGAGTTCGGTGATTGGCTTGCCATTCTCATCCTCGTACCCTTCGATGCCGACTACGTGGTCTAGCAACGTCTTCTCGGCAAGCGCGACCTGAGCATCTGCGTCATCATCGCTCACATCCGCATACTCCTTGACTATGCGCCTCAGGTCGCCCCATTTGAGAACGATACTGAAGGTCACGTCATCAACGGTAACTTTGCGGTACTCGCCTTTTCTCATTACATCTGCCCCTTTCTGGGCTGACTACGCGATTCCGATTGCGCCTGCTGTATTCGGCGTTGCCTCAAACTCGACAGTGTAGAACGCTACACCATCTGCTACCCACGGCACGCTCCAGCGCGTCAGTGTCATATTGGCCAACGTGATAGTCACAGTTACCGGCGTCGCGGAAGTGAACGCCAAGCTCGCACCGTTGGTGGCAGTCGGCGCGTCGGCCCAGCCATCATCAAGGCCAGCAGAGACAGCCGTACCGGGAGGCACGCCTAGCTCAAAACTGCCGCGCACGCGCTCGGCACCGATGACAAGTTCCTCGGGGTGACGCTGCGCCGCTGCGGTCGCGGTATCAAGTGAACTATAGGGCGTCAGGTTATTCTCGACGGTGACGCTGAAACTCTGCATGGAATATGTGGCACCGTTGAGCGTGCAGACGCCTTGGTACCATTGCAGGATAGCGCCAGCATCAACTGTCTGATAGCCAGCACCCGTTATCTGACTCGGTGTCCTGGAAATCCATTCGATGGTTGACATGAGCGGCTGACCTATCCGGCCCTCCAATGTCAGCCTGTTTATCTTGGAACTCACATGCCGGAACTTGCTGGTGGTATCGCCCCCCTCGAAGGTGAGGTCGGTCAGCGTTGGCGTGGTTACACTGGCCCGCAATGCCAGCGCCATTAGCGTAGCCGCAGTAGGTGCAAACGTGGCCGTACCGGTCGCCCCCACCATCCCATACTGAGCGTCCGCCGCGCCCGATAACGAGAACAAGTAGTCTAGGCCAGTGTCCGTCTCCCACGATCCCCCTGTGACTTTGCCAGCAGTCGCGGTGACGCTTGCACCCTCGCCGTAGTCAAGCCCCTGTACAAATCCTGTGCGTAACGCCATTCGTATCGTTCTCCTATCAGAGACCCAACCGGCTATTGATAACTGCCACGCTCGCCCCCTGCTTGCGGCCCCTCTGCGTCTTTCCGTGCCTAGCTAATCGCGATGGAGTTAGCCGTGTTCGGTTTGCATTCCATTTCCACAGTTGCGAAGGCGACACCATCGGGCACGAATGGCATACTCCAGCGCGATATTGTCATGCCGGCCAGCGCGATGGTTACTGTGGTGGCGGCGGCATTGGTGAATGCCAGGCTCGCGTCCTGAGTGGCGACTGGCGCATCAGCCCAACTATCATCAAAGCCAAGCTCCACGTTTGCGGTAGGCGGTACACCTATCTCAAAACTGCCGCGTACACGTTCGGCGCCAATGACAAGCTCCTCAGGAAGGCGTTGCGAATCCGTAGTCGCGGTATCCAACGAACTGTAGGGAGTGATGTTATTCTCGACCGTGATGCTAAAACTCTGCATTGAATAGGTAAGACTGTTGATTGTGCAGACGCCCTGATACCATTGCATAATTGAGCCAGTATCAACTGACTCAAAAGCAGCACCCGTTATCTGACTCGGTGTTCGCGCAATCCACTCAATCGTTGACATTAGCGGTTGCCCTACCCGGCCTTCCAGCGTCAGGCGGTTTATCTTAGCGTTCACATGCTTGAACTTGCTAGTGGTGTCCCCGCCTTGAAAGGTCAGGTCGCTTAGTGAAGGCGAGGTTATACTGGCGCGGAGGGCTAGGGCCATCAGCGTAGCCGACGTAGGCGCGAAGGTGGCCGTGCCGGTAGCACCTACCATGCCGTACTGTGCATCCGCCGCGCCACTCAATGAGAACAGGTAGTCCAGCGCAGTGTCGTTTTCCCAACTGCCGCCGCTGACCTTACCCACGGTCGCAGTAACCGAGGCGCCCACACCATAGTCGAGTCCTTGAACAAATCCCGTGCGTAGTGCCATAGTTGTCTTTCTCCCGTAGCCCTGAGAGGCCGGGCATCAAAAAAGCCCCCGATGTCTCGGAGGCTCCATTGATTTGTAGTTGCAGCTTACGTCCGTCCTTGCCTGTTACGCCGGAAGCACCTGTGGCGCGTTATACACCATAGTCATTTCGATGATGCGCTCGCCCGTTTCCCCTTCAGCCTCGAAACCGTAGCTCCATGACTTGCTGCTGAGCGTGGCCTGCTCACCGCCATCGTTCTCGAAGTAGTTGTTGTTGGCTACAATCTGGTGGATTTCCTCGCACAGTTCAAGGTGGTCGTCAGTATTCTCCCACCGCAGCGGTATTCTGGCCTCGAGCCGAATCGAAAAGTCGGTGTACCAACCGCCGCTGCCGATGAACATTTCTACGTCTTCACTACTCAGCGGTATCAAGCGGATTTCGGGGATGCGGTCATTCCGCTCAGTAGTTGGATAGTCAAACTTGTGGACACGGGCATCGGTAAGGTGGGCACTGGTTGCGGCGTCCAAGAAACCCTTCAGCTTTGTGAGAACCTCGCTCATCTTCATATTCGGTCAAGGCCTCCGCTGATTTCGTCCTTGAAGAAGTCCTTGATGCCCGCCCTGGCTCGGTCAAAGGCAGGTTGCAGCCAAGGGCGGCGAGGCATCTTTATGGCAGGTATTCGCACGCTCTTGCGGAAGATAGCAAGCCCAGTCGGGCCGAACCAACGTAACGCCTTTGCGTGGCGAGCTTTCACCGTGTGCGCCGGAATAGTTGCGCCGAACTCGTGAACCGGCCCGTAGACTACGTTAGTGCCGACCTGCGCCTCCAACTTTGCTTTGTCTATATCAACGCGGATGCTGGATCGCAGGGTATCGTCCTGCACATGGAGTGGCCGACCAGCAGTCAAGTTCTGTTTCGCATTCCTCTCTACCAAATGCGCAGCCTTAGTCAGCGCCTTCTCCGTACTCCGCCGCGTCTCCTTCGTGGCGTTGTCTAGCGACCGCAGCAGTTTCTCAACACCTCTGATTTGGAATGTGAGCATGGGCTATCTATCCCTGCGTTCTTGGGTAAGCGCGTCGGGCAGCGGCGGCGGGTCATCCATAACCGATATATCGCAGATAACGTGGTCGGGCCTACCTGCCGCGCTCCGCTTGTTCGATTCCCGCACGCTCATTACTAACCAGCACTTGTCATCTGAATGCCGCCGAAGCAACGCCGCCACCTTCAAGTCTGCCGACGGTTCTGCTCGCAGGATATGTGTCGCCAAGGGGCTGTAGTCACCAGCAGCGTTTGCGGTCAAGGCCTGCGTATTCGTCATTGAGACAATACGCCCGCGCAGGCTCGTGGTATCTGAGGGCAACCAGTCTGGCGGGTCAGTGTCGCCAAACTCAGGGGTATGATAGACTGTCAGGCGGTCAGGGAACGGTATCAGTGCCATAGGTGGGTGCTTCCCTTACTTAGAACTACAAACGCCCCAGAGAGCTTCCTGGAGCGGAGAAATGCTATTGAGGTGGTGCGCCAAGAGGCGGGAGGAGGGGGTGGTGCTTGTTGGCAGGGCAGCCAAACCCCTCGGCGCACCGTTACACAATCAACTTGTCCAGTCGCCTGTATCTATCCAGCACCATCTTGACTTGACTGGCAAACCCACTGCTCTCATCATAGCTGATAGATACCCCGTCCGCCGCCTGTGCAGCTATGCCTATCCGTTCGCGATGGTCAATCTCGAAGAGTATCTGGTCAATCAGCGCGGTCTTGAGGCCAGCAGGGAATGTCGCCTCATCATAGCCGCCGCTGTACACTATCTTGACTGAGGCGTCGCCATTGTAGAACACCGACTCCCCATTGAATAGTTGCACCTTGCCAGCGTCCTTGTACTCGGTCTCGTCTATCACATCATCATCGGCGTCAATAGTCACCGCCGCTACCTGCTCGTTGTGGGTCAGCGTAGTTATCGAAACCCACGGAGGGTTGTCCACGTAGAAGAAGCTGGGGTTGCCTACAATGTCATGGTGCTCAGTGCGCGTGGCAAGCTCAAACATACGCATACAGTAGGCTTCAGCCTTGGCGGTGACCGAATCAATCCTGCGCAAGATACGAGCGTCAAGCTGCGCACCCGCGATACCACCTTCGTCTTTGACATCATCGAGCGTTATCAGGTCGGGCATGTTCTCTCCTTCTCCGCCTGCCGTTCCTCAAAGAACCTGCGAGTCTCTTGGAGCCAATATCGAATATTCTGATAGCCGATATGGTCTGGCATAACTTGCAGGATGTTTTCAATTGCTACGATATTCTGAGTGTATATCAGGCTTTCCCACGTTAGCATATCGCAGACAACATCCAGTATGGGTTCGCGCCAGCGCGGGCGCATATGGCGCCCGCCTGAGGCAAGGCCTTGTGCGATACCTCGTGCCTCCTGCTGTAAGTCAGGTTGCATCGCCGCCCGCCTCCGTGTGCGTACTCAAACATGCGCCTACGCATCTAGGCCCAACAGGTATGCAGTAACGAATTCGCCGAGTTTACCGTCGAGCACCGCCTGCGCATCCACAACCTCAACACTGGTACGGTGGTCCTTGACCATTGTGTACGGATGTAATACGTATGACCGTATCGGCGGATTGCTCTTGGGTACGTGTGGAATATCGCAGCAGTCGTCGATATCCGGCATTACACTAACTGCGGCAAAGCTCGTGTGTCGGCGCTTCGAAGCATCGAATGGCGATATCCTCACTAGGCGATGGACACCCGCCTCGCCATTGAGTTGACCATAGGCACCAAGACCACGGACTGTAGCTACAACCAGGCGAATGCCAGGACCATCACCGCGAATTGCAGAACCCACTGTGAACTCATAGCCATTGATTTCGGCAAAATGCCGATACATCCGCAGCAGTATTGCCGCCCAAGCGCACGCCTCGATGTTACCGCCCCCCGCATTCACCGACAGAACTGCTGACTTTTCATCCAGCACTAGTTTATACATCTGCTCAGTCCTCGTGGACCTCCAGCTTCTTCTCATACTCCAGCCGCCCGCGTCGCGGCCAGCAGCCAATCGCGTTCCCCTCAAACGGGTACTCGTACAATATCCAGTTAGCCCTGTCTTCCATATCGCCGTCGATGTCTTCCATCCCGCGCATTGTCAGTATGCCAGTAGCGCGCTCCCCCTCACGCGACCACTCTATCGCCCAGACAATGACCTCCGCCGCCACATCAGTGCTTACCGTTTCTGGGCAACTAATCTCGACCTCGTCCATGTTTTCGGGATAGCGGTCATGTTTGTTGAGCATCATCAGCGGGATGGGCTTGGGTGGCCTCAACACTAGCAGGTAGGTCACAGCCCAGTCCCCCGCCTCCGCAATCTCTATGCCCACTATCTGCTCGGGCTCTGTCTCAAGCAGCGCCGCCGCAGTTAGCTTGCCGAGTTGCCCGTTGCGGAGTGTTGCTGATGGACTGAGTACGATTTCGGATAGCGCCCGCCCCTCCAGAATTGCCAAGGTGACTTCGCTGCGGTAGTCGAGCCAGCGTTGCGCGATAGCATCACGAGCAACCATTTCGGCGGCCCGCCAGACTAGCTGCCAGTTGAAGTGCTTGGTCTCAGACTTCGTCTCTGCCGCTGTTGTCATCCCCTGTATCAGTCCATCTACCCAGCAACTGCTTTACAGTTCGCATAGTCTCAATTAGCTTTGTGTATTCATCAGTGGGTATCTGCCACAACACCCTTTCGCCCGAACAGATAGTAGCCATCATCATCACCGCCCTTGTTCCCATTCAAGTTGCTCTATGCGCCTCGTCAAGCTCCTGATGCGGGCATCTATTAGCCGCAGGGCTGTTGACAGAGAGATTGCTGCCGTGGGGCTAAACTCTGCAAAACTATCAGCAACATCCTCCTCCGTACAACCGCCGTAGCTAAGTACCAGCTCCTCTGTTGACAGCACCTTCGTCTTTGCCATCATCCTCGCCCCTTTTACTATCCTGCTCGCTGCCCTGTTCGTCAGTATTCTTACCCAACAACTCCTTCACCATTTCCAAGTCATCCATAGTCAGCCGCAACACCTCTTCATCACCCAGGCAGATAGCAATATCCTGACCGGCGGGGAAGCTTATGTATGTAACGCCGAGGGGCTCATATACAGCATCCAGCCGCTGTTCCTCGGGACTGCGCTCAGGCCCTGCATTGCTTGCGGTAACAGTTAGGTCAATCTCGGAAGGACCGTACAACCCATACACGATGTCCGGCATATCGCCCTCATCCTTCTCCACCTCATGCACGATGTTCAGTACATTGCCATCATTCTTCTCCGCCATCATCCTCGCCCCCGTTGTCGCCCTTGGCTTCCTCGGCGCTTGCAATGACCTTCCGGTTCTCTGGCGCAACCCTCTTCGACGCCGTTGCGGGAGCGGCGCGCAACCGAATAGTCTGCGCCAGGACAAATGCGTCCATGTCCTCCCAAGTAGTGGGGTCGGCACGCAGTATATCAGCCTCGCCATCGCTTACTGTAACGCAATCGCCCTCCGCGACATCCGGCGACCCTATCACACCATCCGGCAACTTTGCATCCTTCTTAGCTCGGAACCTCGGCATCGGCTTGCTCCATTTCGATTTGGGCCTCGTCCATCTCTTCCCAGTTGTCGGCATCGGCGCGCATTATCTCAGCCTCGCTAGCGGTGACGGTAACGTAGCCCTCCTCGTAAACGATAGTTGGGCCTTCAACGCCATGTGGTAAGTAGGCGTCACACATTGCCTTGAATGTTACCCCCACGTTACCAGTCTCCTGCTTGCGCTGAATGGCGGCCTTGGCAAACTTGGCTACCGCCGCCTCATCATCTTGCCAGTCCGCGTTCTCGATTGAAGCCGCTAGCAAGACAAGCGCGTTATCGAATGTCGGCGCATTTGCCCGGATCACGTCGTACCTATATTGGTATTCGCGGTTGGGCCACAACTCCTTGCGTGCTACCGCAGTGACGCCGCCGCGCAATGTCATGTTCTTCCCGTAGGTGATACCACTCTCCCATTCAATGACCAAGGCGCATCCGTGTGATTCGAGCTCCTGTAGTAACGCGATTAGCTTAGAGTGCTCCATCTTCCTCCGCCCCTTTCTCTATCCGCGCAGCCTCCTCGTTGCTCCACGGCTTCAGGTCGAGCAACGGAACCTCAGGCTCATCGGCAGTCTCCATATCCGCAAACGCCGGCTTGCCCTCCCTGCCCTTGTGCGCCCATTCCTGTATCACATCATAGGTCGGCTTCTTCTTCCCGTCACTCGTCATCAGTCCGCAGAAGCCGCCCCAGTGTTTGGCAGCATTCAAGTCGGGGTCATGGTCAGATAGTTCGTGTACTATTACAACCTGAAACCCATGCCGCTCCATTATCTCAAGGTCGGTCTCATACCACTCCACGGCCTCTTCGCACGTAAGCTGCTGGACGCCCTCCTTGACTACGACGCTTTTTAGGTATTCCTTGAACTCCTCCGGTATATCTGGCGGTAGCGTCGGGTAGCCCCACTCAGTACAGGCAAAGGGTTGATTGGTGCCCGCCGCCTCAAGGTTCCTGCGGATTTCGGCGTATCCTCTTTCGGCCAAATCGGTAGCGCGGGCGCGGTCGCGGATGTGCATGAAGTACGGATGCCAATTGGCGACCTCGAAGCTCTCTGCCGCGCCCTCCTGCAACAGGCCGAGGATGAAGTTTATGTCCAAGTCCATCCCATAGCCGCCATTCCAGACGCGCGCCGACGGCATGACATCATGTATCGCTTCGTGAATAGCAGTCAGGATAGCCGGATATGCCTGGTGCTTGTCAAACATGCCTCGGCTTACCCAGGCGCAACGGTACTCGCCCCAGAACTCATAGTCCTCGCATAGGTCTTTGTGCAACTCGACGAATGCCCTGGCATTGTCGGCGAGCCGACCGTTTGCGATGGCCGAAGCAACCTCTTGATTGTGAATGATGATTTCTTGGATGCGTTCGGGGCTGTCGCCAGGTTGCTTCCCCAGCAGCTTGCCCTCCTCATTCAGCCGTACCTGCGCGTCAATAGCGATAGTGCTCAGGTACTCAACCGAACCGTGCATGTCTAGTACGCAACGCAGGCCGGCCTCGCGCGCCGCCTCAAGCCGTGGCCGCATATCATCAACACGCTGGTCCTCAATGATATTCGCCCCGATTTTAGTCCAACTGAAGCCAAGGTCCTTACAGTGCCCGGTATAATCATCTAGTTCCCGATATGGCCCGGAGTGTTCTTTGTTGAATGCGTGTATGCCGATTTCCATTGTCTCAGTGCCCCTTTGTATTGTCAAAGTGCGCGGTGCTAGTCTGTACTCAAGTGCGCCGTCACTAAGCGCATCGCATGGACTACGTCTATCACTACCGCAAAGTCCGCTGCGGGCGACGGGTACGAACCATAGCCGACAGAGAGGCCGACCGCCTGCGGCACGTGTTGCGAAATTGTATGTGCGTCTGACTGCTCGCCCTCTTCCGCCCAGGAATAGGCCAGGCCCAGCTCCCGCGAGAATATCATCAGGCGGTCAACGAACCAGTCCGAGGCAGTAGCGCGGCGGTTGTACACCGATACAATGTCCTGCTTGCCGGGCCGGTCGAGACACAAGCAGTAGTCCAAGCCTGCGAAGAAGTCCGCATCAACCGCCGTAGCTCCCCCGTTCTCGTTAGCCCGTTGTGCGCTCAGTAGCACACGGAAGGGCAAGTTGGTGACTTCAGCCAATGCCAGGATTATCGCGATGCCACACTTGTCATCTGCGCCGATGCAAAGCGTCTCGCCGCCATCATCCTGGCCTTCGATTTGTAGCAACCCTTCCTTCTCCGGGAAGGCCAGTGCCGCTGAGTTCAACCGCGCCAATACCTCTACATCGCGCATCTGCTGAGCGGTGTCCATGTGGGCGGCCAGCAGCGTTGCCTGTGCCCCCTCGTCACCGCGCGAGGCTAGTAGGTTACCATTGGCATCCTGCTCCGCCGTGAAGCCTGCGTCGGTAAGGGCAGTGCGACAGTAGAGCCGGACGCCCTTCTCCGCACCGCTCGGCGATGGTAGTAGGAATAGCTGCTTCAGGTGTTGCGTAATTGAGAGGTACTCATCTAGCCCCGACGACTGCACCCGTTCGCCCATGCCGGCATTGCCCCTCTTACCCCAGTATTATAGGTCTTCGGGCTCCCATGAGCGGCAGCCGAAGGTTGATTTACATAAGCCAACTGGAGCACCGGCCCTTGCACACCGGCCCCCGCTAACCCCAAACAGCCGCCTCTCCCAGAAGCGGCAGTGCTTGCATGTGCGCTGCGCACGTTCAAGCTCAGCTGCATTTCCAGAGAACCCTATAATAGTTACCCCGCACGGATACCCAGTGTCACCGATGTCTATCGTTGCTTCCCTTGCCGAGCAGTCAACGCCATCTATCGTTACGGGAAACCTAGTGGGTATCGCCATTGCCCTCGCCCCTCTCACTACGCCGGATACACCCTGCCCATACCCGTAGTATCGCGAGGGCCGTGGCGCGGCTTGACCTCTGGTGCCGCTTCCGTATTGACGACCTCCACCTGCGGCTCGTCAATCCACACTGGCTTATATACATCGCCATCCTCGCTCAACTCTTGCCTCTGTACGAGCACCTGCACGCAACCATACAGATACTCTGCGCGGGCGGTCACCTTGCCCTCATAGCCCGTGATGCTGTCCTGTACAACCTGCCCTAGCTTTACTGTCTTTGCCATTGGACTGCCCCTTTCGTCTTACATTCTACCTCTTCGGCAGCAACTTGTCAAAGTCTATCGTCGGCTTCGTCGTCGTAGCCCCGCCCTGCGCAATCCACTCCTTGACCGGATAGCCCTCCCAGTCAAACTCCGCGCGGTACTTGTCAAGTCGCGCCTGCGTAGCGGTTAGGTGGTTGTAGTCTTTCACGCCCTCGCCATAAGCTATCAACTGTTCGCTCGGCTCAGGATTAGCCATGTCGCAACCGGCCTTCAGGTAGTCCTTCCAGCACCACGACAAGCGCATACGCGGCTGCACTAGCCACGTCCATAGGCCGATGCTCCACCTGACCATCTCCGGCGTGCAGGGCGCGTGGGCTAGCTGCGTGTCGTATACCCAAAACTCCTTCTTGCTTGCTTCGATGAGTCGCTTGCAACCGTGCATATCGCCGCCGATGATGATACTCACGCAGACAATATCGAGCAGCGGCACCATGTTCTTGATGTTCGGGTAGCAGACTGCGGTGCCGCAGCGTACCCCCTGGTCGTTGTTGCGATTCGTTAGCTCGCCAATGACTCTCTTCTCAGCACTAGTCATCGGTTTGCCGCGACCGGGTTCGTCAATGTTGTAGGCTACAATCTCCGGCCATTGGTCGGGATACTTGGACATGCTCCGGGCGAGTTTAGTGAGGTAGGCCTTGCCAGCAAACTGTCCTTGTCCATGCCCTGGCAGCGGGTTCTTCTCAGCGGCCTTGACCTTCTCCCAGTCAGGTACGAGTTGCGCGAATGTTGCCTCCCCGATGTTGGCAAACGCAAAGACAGGGAATTGCGGGTCAAGCATTTCCTCCTCAATAGCTATGTCTATCTGGTCGCGGAACTCCTCGACCGTGCCATACTCAATGACAAACGTGTTCATCCCGTACTTCTTCATCAGCTTGACGTGTGCTCGCCAGTTCTGCACGCCGCCGATATGCGAACGGTAGGCATACGTTCCGAAACCCGTCTGCGCCTGCGGAACCGTTGCGGCCAGTAGTACGAGTGCGGCTATGGCAAACGCCCTTAGCATTCTCATAATTAGTCAGTCCCCTTTGTAGCTCTGTTTGCTGCGGCCTCTCGTGCTCGTTTCCGCCTTGCCCGTAAGCTCGTCTTGGTACGTGTTCGCATCATCTTGATATGCGCGCGGGCCTCTGGTTCATACGGCTTACCCGGTATGCTACTGCTGTGCGTCTCCTCCGCGTAGAAGTCATCCAATTCGACCGGGCGCACCTTGGCAGAGGTCAGGTAGCCGTGAGGTATCAGTAGTTGCGTATTGTTCGCGGGGAATACATCTCCATCGCTTGTCAGGTGTTCCCTCCCGTGGTCAACGCCCATCTGCCGCAGGCTACGCAAGATGTCCCCAGGTATATAGCCAGCCTCACGCAAGCTCCGTATCGAGTCATCGCCATTGTTGCTGTCGCTCTTGCTTATCTTGGCACCGGTAAGCTCATGGCGTATGGTCGGCATATACTGCTGGCATGGCGTCTTCCAACCTAGCGCGCAACAGAAGTAGTCGTAAAGCTCCGTCTGCGCTATCAAGTCGGCCCCTCTGTAGAATCCGCCAATCTCCATTGTGTGGTCATCAACAACGCTGGTGAATGTAAGCCAAGGATGGTATGGGTGTTCAATTGCCGGTGTTGCATCCATGTTGGTAACCGCGCGGTTTGTGCCCCAGAAGCGTGGCACCTGCGGGACTAGCCTCTGGTTCGCTTCCCAGTGTGCATCGGCGTTCCTCGTGCTCCACATCACATCGTCCGGCGACAACCCCAGCCAAGCCAAGTCCTCAATGTAGTGTTCAACAAGCGTGGCTATGGAGTGGCACCCCTTCGCGTATTGCTTCAAGTAGTACGGCGCGTCGTGCAGGTGCAAGATGAACTTGCCACCAGTGTGAAACGCCTTTGCCCAGTTGGCTTCGATGATCCGGATATGCCCGATGTGCAGGTCGTGATATATTGCGATGGAAAAGCGTGTGTTCATTGAAAACCCCCATTCGTTTCGTGTTGAAGAAAGAGGGGCGGCAGCCGATAGACCGCCGCCCCATCCGTGTCTATTGGCGTGGTCTACGGTTGGGCTTCGATGGCCGCCCACCAGTTCAGGCCCGACATCATTTCGCCCTGAGTCAACCCCTTCACATGGCCGTCGCGGAAACACATATTGTTCCTGTTGCCATGCGCGGCGTACTTTGCCTGATACGGTTGTGCTGGCGTGCCCTTCTCCGCCCCCTTAGGCTCGTAGAAGTAGGTGGCGTGGCCGTAGAAGTCGCAGCTATCAGGGGATACCATCAGCTCAGGCGGGATGGATATGTCTGCTACCATCATCGCGTTCGCCGCCGACAGCCCCATGTGTTCATAGACATTGGTCGCATCTATATTCCACTGCGGGGTCTGGCCGGGCCATGAGCCGCCGCCAGCCCAGGGCAGCCCGTAGGTTGTCTTCTTGCCCTTGCCGTCGCATACGAATACGGGATTGATGTCGTTCGTCCACCTGTTCCTGATAGGCAACCCATAAGGTCCGAGTTTGTGCAGGCCATTCGAACCGGGGTAGTCGGTATCTCCAGCATTCCAGGTAAGCATCGGGCCGAACCCGTCATGGTCTCCGCAGTATTGGATAAGAGCCAGTCCAATCTGCTTGAGGTTGCTGACACAGGTTGCCGTCTTTGCCTTCTCCCGCGCCTTTGCGAAGACGGGGAAGAGGATCGCCGCCAGCACCGCGATTATCGCGATGACTACCAGCAATTCAATGAGCGTAAAGCCGAGTTTTGATTTGTAGGCCTTCATGTTTGTCTCTCCA